CACCTTGGCGAACCCCCGAGGGTAGCGCGCAGGCCGAACACTGCGCACGCTTCTACCCTGTCGCCAGGGATTCGCTGCTTGAAATGCACCCGTGGGGGTTCGCCACCAAGCGGGTTCAGCTTGCGCTGCTGACATCTGGCTGGCCTGAATGGACCTATGCTTACGCGCAGCCGGCTGACGCGCTCAACGTCATTGCGATATTGCCGCCGGAATCCACGGACGATTACAGCACGGGCGTGCCTGACTCGGCCGGCGGGTCTTACGTGCCCCAGCCGTTCAGCTGCGAGATCAACGACAGCGGGGCGCCTGTGATCTACACGGACCAGGCCGATGCCGTGCTGCGCTATTCGGCCACCGTCACCGACCCGACGCGCTTCTCGCCGCTGTTCGTGATGGCGCTGTCCTGGCACCTTGCATCAATGCTTGCCGGGCCGATCATCAAGGGCGACGCTGGCGCGGCCGAGGCCAAGCGCTGCGCTGGCATGATGCAAGCCTATCTGTCCAAAGCCGTCGAGTCTGACAGCAGCCAGCGCCGCGTGAGTCCCGAGCACGTGGTCGGCTGGATTTCGGGGCGCTGACATGGCGAACATCCGCATCCTTCAGCGCAGCTTTGCCGGCGGCGAGGTGTCCCCGGAGATGTTCGGGCGCATCGACGATGCCAAGTATCAAGCCGGCCTTGCCAAGTGCCGCAACTTCATCACCAAGGTGCAAGGGCCGGCAGAGAATCGCCCGGGCTTTGCGTTCGTGCGCGAGGTCAAGGACAGCACCAAGCGCGCGCGCCTGATCCCCTTCACGTTCAGCACCACGCAAACGATGGTGATCGAGCTTGGCGCCGGGTATTTCCGTTTCCACACCCAGGGCGCCACGCTTGAGGCGTCGCCTGGCACGCCCTACGAAATCAGCAACCCCTATGGGGAGGCGGATCTGCTGGACATCCACTATGTCCAATCGGCCGATGTGCTTACCCTGGTGCATCCCAACTATGCGCCGCGCGAGCTTCGGCGAGTCGGGGCCACAAACTGGACGCTGACCACGATCTCGTTTTCCTCGCCGATATCTGCCCCGGGCGCGCCGACTATCACGGCCACCGGGCATACGGCGGTCAAGTACACCTACTACTACGTTGTCACGGCCGTGGCTGCGGACGGGGTGAGTGAATCGGCGGCATCGTCGCAGGGCAGCGCAGGCGGCAACCTCTTCGAGACTGGCGCGATTGTGACGGTCTCATGGGCCGCCGTGAGCGGGGCGACCCGGTACAACGTCTACAAGCTGCAGGGCGGCCTGTATGGCTACATCGGCCAGACAACCGGCACCAGCATCATTGACGACAACATCGCCCCCGACCTGAGCAAGACGCCGCCGACATACGAGACGGTTTTCAACGGCGCTGGCGATTACCCTGCCGCCGTGTCTTACTTCGAGCAGCGGCGCAGCTTTGCGGGCACGACGAACAAGCCACAGAACATCTGGATGACCCGGAGCGGCACCGAGTCGGATATGTCTTACTCGCTGCCGATCAAGGACGACGACCGAATCAGCTTCCGCGTTGCCGCCCGCGAGGCAAACACCATCCGCCACATTGTCCCGCTGTCTCAGTTGCTGCTGCTGACCAGCTCGGCGGAGTGGCGCGTCACCTCGGTCAATTCGGACGCGATCACCCCGACGTCGATCTCGGTCAAGCCGCAAAGCTACGTTGGCGCCAGCAACGTGCAGCCGGTCATTGTGAACAACACTTTGCTATACAGCGCAGCACGCGGGGGCCATATCCGGGAGCTTGGCTACAACTGGCAGGCCAACGGGTTCATCACCGGAGATCTGTCATTGCGCGCGCCTCACCTGTTCGACAATTACGAAATCGTCGATATGGCGTACTCGAAGGCCCCGCAGCCCATCGTCTGGATGGTGTCGAGCGTCGGCAAACTGCTGGGCCTGACTTACGTTCCAGAGCAGCAGATCGGGGCCTGGCACCAGCACGACACAGACGGCACTTTTGAATCCTGCGCGGTCGTTGCCGAGGGGTCGGAGGATGTGCTGTACTGCATCGTCCGGCGCACGATCAACGGTTCCAGCAAGCGCTATGTTGAGCGCATGGCCTCGCGACAGTTTGTCGATGCCGAAGACGCCTTCTTCGTTGATTCGGGCCTGACCTACTCCGGGCCTGCGGTGACGACAATCAGCGGGCTCGGGCACCTCGAAGGCAAGACTGTCTCCATCCTGGCTGACGGCGCCGTGCGTCCGCAGCGCGTCGTGACGAGCGGCAGTATTGAGCTCGACAACGAGGCCAGCGTCGTGCATGTGGGCCTGCCGATCACGGCCGACCTGCAAACGCTCCCTGTTGCCATGGCCATCGACAACGGCTTCGGGCAAGGCCGGTTCAAAAACGTGAACAAGGCATGGCTGCGCGTGCACCGGTCGTCAGGCATTTTCATCGGGCCGGACTCCGACAAGCTCACCGAAGCGAAGCAGCGCACGACAGAGCCCTATGGTTCTCCCCCCGCGCTCAAGAGCGAGGAAATCCAGGTCATGCTCATCCCCTCATGGGCCGACTCGGGGCAGGTGTTTGTACGGCAGTCGGACCCGCTGCCGCTTACCGTCGTGTCAATGACGGCAGAGGTGGCTGTCGGGGGGTGACAGTGCGCGTGCCCACCCGGGTGCCGGGCCACCATGACGGCCATTACAGGAGATCGTCATGACCCCTCAAGCACCTTCCGGGCTGGGCTACGCATCCCTCATCGGCATGGGAATCGGCGCTGTTGGATCGGCCATCGGAACCTATCAACAGTCCAAGTCCCTCAAGTCGCAGCTGCGCTATCAGGCAGCCATCGCTGAGATCAATCAACGCCTGGCCGAGAGCAGCGCGCAGCAGGCCATGCAGCAGGGCCAGCAGCAGGTCGCCGCCACGACCATGCGCTACGGTGCGGTCAAGAGCGGCCAGCGGGCCGCCATGGCTGCCAATGGCGTGGATCTCGGCGTTGGTAGCGCGGCCGAAGTGCAGGCATCAACCGACATCCTCAAGGACATCGACAAGAACACCATCGAGGCAAACGCGATCCGATCGGCCTTTGGCTACCGGACGCAAGGCTCTGGCTTTGCAAACCAGGCGCTGATGGATAGAACGTCGGCAGGCAGCATTTCCCCCGCAAGCTCTGGCTTTTCTACTCTGCTTGGCAGCGCGACGAAGGTCGCGGAAAGTTGGTACATGCTCGACAAGCTGGGCGCGCTTCAGAGCCCCAAAGGTGGCGAGGCGCTGGCTGGAAGTAACGGCTTCGTCGGCGACATCAACATTGCGAAAGGGTGGGTCTGATGCCAACAGTTCCGCGCATTGATGCCCCGCAGGTATCCCCGGGCGGCCCATCCAGCGCTCGATTTGATGCCCCGCAGGCGCAGAACTACGCTGCTCGGCAGGGTGTGCAGATGGGGCAGGCGATGGAGGCGGCTAGCTCCGAGGCGTCGCGCATTGCTGCCGACATGCAGGCCCAGGCCAATCAGCTACGCTTTGACGACGCTATCAACCAAGTCAAGGAAGAGCAGCTGCGGCTGACCTACGACAAGGACGCCGGTTACTCCAGCCTCAAGGGCATCAACGCGCTTCAGCGCCCGGACGGCAAGCCGCTCAAGGCCGAGTACGGCGACCTGCTGAAGAAGCGCATCGGCGAGATCGGCGCCAGCCTTGGCAACGACGCGCAGAAAGCCGCGTTCGACAAGGCATCGGCCAACATCTTGACGGGCTTCGTTGGTCAGGTGGATGCCCACGAATCCAGCGAGTTCAAGACCTACGGGCTGTCGGTCTCCGAAGGCGTGCAGGCCACCGCCAAGCGTGACATCGCGCTCAACTGGAGCAAGCCGGAAGCCATTGACGCTGCGGTGGAGCGCATCCGTGCCGAAGCCTACCGGCAGGGGCAGCTTCTCGGCAAGTCGGCCGAGTGGCAGGAGGCCGCTGCGCGCAAGATGACCAGCGACGGGCATAAGATTGCCGTGCTGTCAGCGCTTGAAAACAACAACCCCGCCTATGCCGAAACCTATCTGAAGAAGTATTCCGGGCAGATGGAGGCTGACGACATCATGACGGTGCGCGGGCAAGTCACCAAGCAGATGGACATGCAGATTGCCACCGGATCTGCATCCGACGTTGTGCGGCAGCTTGCACCAAAACTGGCCCCTACCGATTTTGACCGCCTTGTCAGCATCACCATGGCCACCGAGTCGAACGGCCAGCGCTACGGCAAGGACGGGGGCCTGCTGACCTCGCCGAAGGGCGCCAGGGGCGAAATGCAAGTGCTTGACGGCACCAACACCGACCCCGGCTTCGGGGTGAAGCCAGCTCGCGACAATTCCCCGGAAGAGCGGGCCCGGGTAGGCCGCGACTACCTTGGCGCGATGCTCAAGCGATACGACGGCGACCCGGCAAAAGCCTGGGCGGCCTACAACGCCGGCCCCGGCCGCCTAGATGCCGCCCTGAAGAACGCCGGCCGGCCGGTGGTCGCCGAGGCCAACGCCGACCCGAACGCGCCGAAGCAGATCAGTTGGCTATCGCTGATGCCCAAGGAGACACAGAACTACGTCGCCAAGAACATGGCCGCGCTCAGCGGTGGCCAGGGTACGCCGCCGCGCCCGACGCTCGCGGACTTGAGCGCACAGCTTGCGTCAGACCCCCGCCTGGCTGGCAATCCGCAGCGCCTCAAGATCGCTCAGGAAGAAGCCGCCCGGCAGTGGAAGCTGCAGGAGGACGCCATCAAGCAGCGCGAGGAAGAGGGCACCTCCAACGCCATGCGGATGCTCGTTTCCAACGGGGGGCGCTTTGCCGACCTTCCGGCCAGCGTTCGCAACGCTATCCCGCCAAAGGAGGTGGACAACGTCCTGAACTTCAGCAGCCGAGTTGCCAAGGGCGAGGACATCACAAGCCCGCTGCTGTACGCGCGCCTTTCCTCCAATCCGGCCGAGCTTGCGCGGATGAGTGACGCGCAGTTTTTTATGTTGCGCCGCGAGCTGTCCGAATCCGACTACAAGCATTTTGCCAACGAGCGAGCCAAGCAGATGGGCGGCGCGCAGGGGGCAAACGGCCCGGGCGACCTGAACAGCGCAGCCATCAAGCAGACCCTGGACGCCCGCATGCGCGTGCTTGGCATGGACCCAACGCCCAAGGACGACGGAGGCGCGGACGCCGCGCGCATCGGTGCCGTTCGTCAGTTTGTCGATCAGTATTTCGTGGCCGCCCAGCGGGAGGCGGGCAAGAAGTTCACCGACGCCGAAGTCTCCCAGCACATCGACGCGCTGTTCGCCAAGAACGCCACCTTCCGCGGCTGGTTCTCCGACTCGTCCGGCCCGGTGCTGGGGATGAAAATCGGCGACATCAACAGTTCCGCCAAGGACAGCATCAAGGCTGCCTTCAAGCGGCGCGGCGTAGATAGCCCGACTGACGCCCAGATCCTGAACGCTTACTGGAACATGAAGTTCGCCCGCAAATGAGTGATGACTTTGACGCAGCCGTAGCCGCGACCCTGCAACCTGACCCCGGCCAGTCTGCCCGGGTTGGCTTTGCCGCCGCCTACGGGGTATCCCCAGACGCCTACGCCGAGGCCAAGCGCATCGAACGGCGTACAGGCATCCCGGCCGACTCCGTGCTCGCCAATCCGATTGAGGCTAAGCGCGAGGCCGCCGTGGGCAGTATCGACTTCGGCGCTCTGGCCAAGACGGCACCCGCCACCGCGGCGCTGCTCGCCGACGTGGAGCGGGCCAAGGTGTCTCACGACGACCTTGATAACCTGCAGGGCGCAGAAACCACGCTAAAGGCGTGGAAGGGTCCGACCCCCTCCTTCTCTTCGGTGGCGAGCGGCTTCGCTGAGGCATTGAAATTCAAGCCGCTGGTGGCTGGCGTGCGGCTTGCCATGAACGATCTGATGTTCGGCGCCGGCACCACGCCCGAGGATCAGGTGCGCCGCGCCGACCTCGTGCGCAAGGCTGGCCAGGCGCAGGCCCAGCAGGATTACACCACGCCCGCTTTCGAGAGCGCGACTGCTGCGGGGGCTTACTCTGGCGGCGTGTCGATCCTGCAGAATCTCCCGGGGCTTGCCGCGTCAATTGCCACCGGCAACCCGGCGCCCGGCCTCGCCTTGGCCGGCATCAACTCTGCGGCCCCGGCATATGGAAAGTACGCATCGCGCGGCGCCACGGTCGGGGAGGCAGCAGGTGGCGCGCTTGCCGTGGGTGCGGTGGAGATTGCCACCGAGGCGCTGCCGATGGGCTTCCTTGTGAAGAACTTCGGCCGGGTCGGGGCGGGGCAGTTCATCGCCGGCATGCTCGGCCGCGAGGTGCCCAGCGAGCAGGTTGCGACGCTGGTGCAAGACTTGGTTGACGCAGCCGTCGCCAACCCGGACAAGACCTTTGGCGACTACCTTGCCGAGCGCCCGGACGCGGCCTATCAAACCCTGGTCGCGACGCTGGTGCAGGGGGGCGTGATGGGTGGAGCCTCCAAGATTGCCCAGGTCGCCAGCGGACGGGCTCAACAGGCGCAGATGGCAGAAGAGCAGGCCGCCAGGATTGAGCAGTTCAACCAGTTCGCTGCAGCCTCCAAAGTACTGCAGCGCGACCCGGAGGCCTTTGCGCAGTTTGTCGCCCAGGCTGCGCAGGATGGGCCGGTGCAAGCTGTGTTCATCGATGCCCATGCCTTGCTGCAATCCGGCGTGGCCGATCAGGTCGCCGCGGTGTCGCCGGCCGTTGCCGAGCAACTTGAGACCGCAGCCGCCACCGGTGGGCAGATCGCTATCCCGGTCGAAGAGTACGCTGCCGCCATTGCGCCGTCTGATGCTGCCGGGGCGCTGCTGGATCATCTCAAGACTGACCCGGACGGATTCAGCCGCGCCGAGGCGCAGGCCTACATGCAGGAGCAGGGAGCAGACCTGCAGGCCGAAGTCGAGCGCCTGCTGGCCGACCGCGAGGCCGCCGACACCTTCAAGGCGCAGGCCGACGTCGTGCGCAGCAAAATCCTTGACCAGCTCAACGCAGCCGGGCGCTTCACCGGCCCGGTGAATGAGTCCTACGCATCACTCGTGGGCAACTTCTACGCCGTGCAGGCCGCCAAGCTTGGCGTCACGCCCGACGCGCTGTATGAGCGCTATCCGCTGACGGTGACGGCGGAGGAGATCGGAGGGAATGCGCTGGATCAGGGCGAAGTGTCCGCCTACGTCACCGACGAGATTGACGACCTGACCGGCCTACCGCTAAACAGCGACGGCACCGTGACCGTCTATCACCACACCAGCGCCGAAAAGGCGGAGGCTATCAAAACTTCCGGCACGCTCAAGGCCGCCGCAGAGCCCGATGTCTATGTGACGACGCGCAAGGAGACGGATACGGGATATGGCGACGTTGCCGTGCCTGTTCGCGTGAAGCCGGATCTGCTGCAGATTGACGACGAATTCCCGGATGGGCGGGTGGATTACAGGATTGATGCGAAGCGGCCGGGCGGGTCGGTAAAGGTGAAGGTGGGCGAGGCGGAGGCAGCAATGTCCGACGCCTACAACCAAGGCCCGCGCGGCGCCGAGATCGAAGTCGATGGCGTCAAGCGCCCCACCACGAACAGCAAGGGCCAGCCGATCCACCCGACTGAAGAGGGGGTGCGGAATTTTTACAAATGGTTCGGCGACTCGAAGGTAGTGGATGAGCAGGGTAGGCCGCTGGTGGTTTACCACGGGACAGGCGCGGACATCCAGCAGTTCAACGTGTCGGAGCGAGGCGAGTTTGGGGGCGGCATCTACCTGACGCCAGACACAACGGGCGCCAGCGACTACGCCATGTATCGAGCACAGGGGCCGGCTAACGTCATGCCCGTCTATGTCAGCATCAGGAACCCGGCCGGTGCCGCAGAGGCTTCGCAAGTCGCTTCGTGGAAGGGCGAGGAAAACGCACGGGCAGAGCTGATCCGCCGCGGGTATGATGGCGTGATTGACATGCGCTCCGGCCAGATCGTCGCCTTCCGCCCCGAGCAAATCAAATCCGCCATCGGAAACACGGGCGCCTTCGACCCCGCCAATCCCGATATTCTGAAACAAGGCCCCCGCGGCGCCTTCTCCCCGGCGACCTGGAACATCGCGCTGCTGAAGGA